AGCGTCACCAGCTCAGTGAGCTCAGCGCGATCAGCATCAAGGCCAGTCAACAACACCTGCATAGTGTCGCTGGCGCTTGAGCTCACTAGGCTCATCTGTAAAGCGCTGGCAGGGAACGTATAGACACCACCGCCATCGTTGAAGATGGTCTCAAAGGTCAAGCCAACAGTGCGATTAAACCCGAACAAATCAACTGGCGTGCAATCAGGTCGAAGCCCGCGAGCAATATCAAAAAACTGATCGCGGCTTGATGTTTTGTTAAGGCTCAAGCGTGGCATGGTTTAGACCTCAAATGCTGCAGGCACTACTGCCTTTAATTCATCCGGAGTAGAAGCCGCAGTGATCGCAGGATCAGCCGTAGCATTGCGGAGTGCCTCTTTCTGAGCAGCAATGCTTGCTTGAAGATCAGCATCACCAGCTTCAACGGCTCGCATAAAAGCTACATCAAGTTCGGCCAACTTAGGAGCACGTTCTGCACGGATCATATCTTTCTTGATCTCGCGAGCTTTATCCATGTTTACGTTAATCATGCGATCTCTCCTTCAATCGGTTCAACATAATCAGGATGTGATGGATCGGTTACGAATACGTCATACTGACCGCCAGTGCCGTCAGTCAGTGTAGCTTCGTCTACTTCCCAAGCCGCACGGAACGTGCGATCAGATGGGATATCTACATCGGTTATGATCTTGTATGGCTTACCTGCTGGCACGTCTTTCTCTGCGATCTCTTCAATGGTGTAGTTCGCCAACGCTTCAGGAGTTGGGATAATTACGGCTACACCGCCTTCATCTGTTTTGTAAATAATACGGTTCATAATTACTCCTTAGCGGAAAGCTGCACAATATATAGAACTTTTATCTTCATGAGCCACCCCTGAAGTGCCGTAAGATGTCAAAATTCTTACTGATGTAGTCGCTCCTATGTCATATACACTAACTGGTCTTTCAGGAGAATCTGTAGACGCTATAAAAGAATAATTCTGATCTGGCAGGGCAAAAGAAAAATTAATCGTATAATCCCCTGCACCATTATCCGTAACGCTAGAAACACCGCCTGAACCACGAATAGCAACAGTTCCAGTGCCGTTAAAGTTCACCCAAACACGACAGCCGTAAGCCGTAGCGACAGAGCCGTAGCCTGAGTTGAATTTTAGGTTACTGTTTAGATCCAAGCGTGCTGCTTCAGTACCAGAGCCAACCTGCAAAACTAATTCAGCATTGGCTGTGCCTTTCGCATTAATAATCGCATCGTTGCCGTCTGTTTTGGTTTCTAGTACACCAGCGCCAACGCCATTCCAAACATAGGTAGCACCGCCGACCACTGATAGCTTAGATGGTGGATTTGTCGTACCGACACCAAAGTTACCGCCAGACTTAAAACGCGCAGTCTCAACACCATCAATAACAACAGCGGCATAACCTGTACCAGTATCAACGATCTCAATTGAAGAGTTACCCTCTTCAATCTTATCTGGTGTGCCGCCTATCACTGGTTCGCCAGTCGAAAGTGTCAGGATCGACACCCAACCATCATTTGCAGCGTTTCGTTGTTTCAGCAGATCGTTGGTTGTATCAGCCCAAAACATATAAGCATACGTTGTGGTCGGCTCAGTCGCGCTGGAGCTATTCGACACCAGTGCCGCAAGAGCATTGTTTAAGTCTGCGCGAAAGGCCGGAAAGCCTTGGTTCGCTATGTTCATATCATGAGTGGACATTAGATCACCTCTTTTCCGTAGCCCTTGGCTACCCAGTCAAACGTTCTGCTCACAGCGCTGCCGCCTGAGTCCTTAAATGTAATTGTAAACCCAGAACGGCTCTTACTACTAATCTCGTAATAATCGCCAGTTTGCATGTCCTGAGCGCCAATCCCGATAGATGGTGTAGCCTTGAATGGATTACTGAAGCTCACCACCTTAGCACCAGCACCAGAAACGATATCATTTGCACTCGCAGTGCGATCTGGCATATCCACAGCAACCGACAGATAACTCACCGCAGGCGAGGCCTGATCATCCGTGGTGGTCATGCGCACGCGGAACTGAATTCCCCAGGCGCGAACGTCAGAGACTTGGAAAGTCTGCCAAGCCGACCACGTAGGCGATCCAGTAGGATCAGTCTCGGTGAAGCGCATCTGCAGCTCAGCATCCACATCATCAAAAGCATTCGGATCACCATCGAAGTCACCCGAGCGATCATCGAACAGGCCAGAGGCCGAATCGAACAGCGCCACATAATCCAATCGGATATTCTTGATCGTTGCAGTCACGCGAGATGTGTAGACCGCACCCAGATCAATGGAGTTAGCGAAGTAGTAGAAGCCCTCTGCATCGATATTGCCTGATCCACCATCGAACAGACCTGCCGCATCATCAAAGTTACCCAGCACTGCATCGAAGCTCAGACTGGTGTTGAGCACCAAGCGATCATCCTCATCGATCTCAACTACATCATCGAACGTGCCGTTAAAATTAGGATGCTCGTTAATCGTCTCAACCACGTTCAGCGCTTCGATATCCGAAATATTCGAATCGAGCACAATGCTAGTGGCGTTTTGAGATGGGATACCCAACTTATCCACAGCTTTCACGAAGTAGGTACCATTGCGAGCAGGCACCAACACACTGGTGGCCGGACGCGATACCTTCGGCACCAGGCTGATCGAGTTTTGATAAGTCGAAGTGCCATCAGCTGCTGCAAAGCGCACGCGGTAATGCGAGAGATCTAGATCAGGTACTGCATTCCACGTCAGCAGGTACTGGTTCCCGATCAGGTTACCCGTCAGGCCAGTCACATCGCTTGGTGGCGCGGTTTTACCAACCACCTGATGCGCAACACTGGTCCACGCAGAGCGTACGCCAATCGAGTTAATAGAGCGAGCACGCACCGTATAGGTGGCCCCGTCCTCAACGTTCAGCAACTCAAAGCGATTCCCTGCCGCCTGCCCCAAGTTGACGTAGTTCGTCAGCCCAGCCTTAAGCGCCTGCACCTCATAGCGCTCAGTAAAGCCACCACCACCAGAGACATCAGCGATCAAGGCAGAGATCGCCTCCTCGTTCAGAGCGCGAAGCTCATCCGATACCGTTAGACCCGGCGCAGGATTATCGAACGCACTCGGCAGGCTGGTGTTGTTGTAGGTGAACTCCTTCTCATCGGTATTCTCATCCCAGTCATAGATCGCAGAGCTGGTCTCCTTGAGCATCAGATCGACACCCAGCGTGCCGCCCTCAACTGAGAAGTCAGGCGCGAGATTCCATGAGATGACCTCGAAAACCTTGTTAGTCCAGCCAAAGCGCTCGTGCGTCAGCATGACCGTATCACCGATCTCATATTTGAACGCAGTGAGTTTACACGGCAGCGTGACCATGATCTGCTCACGGTTTCGATAGAGCGATTGCTTAGCCAAGCGCTGAGCCATCGCAGAGCTGGTGGTGAACGGCAGAGTGAAGTCAATATACTTGCGCTCGCCACCGTCCTCAGCCTCGAACGTGCTCGACAGCACCTCAGGGAAATCCGTTGGCTGCCAGTTATTCTCAGGCGAGACAAAGATGCCCTTAATGGCGTTGAACTGGCTCTGGCCAGATACGCGAGTGTCTACCTTGATCGGACCGCGCAGATCATCAAGCGTCAGCGTATCCGTTGGCGTGATGTATTTACCAACCCGCAGCTTCCATTGGCCGTTCGCATAGTACAGCATGCCAGCACACGCGCTGATCATCTGGCCCAGAATATCGTTCGGAGCGTTGGCGGTATCCACAACACCATTCATCGTGTAGCGCTTCTCAGTGCCACCAGCGGCCAGAGCGACTAACTCGTCACAGACATTGGCCGCCGTGATAAACATCGCGTCATCGATCTCAGCAGAGCTCGCGCCAAGCCCATAAGTGGAATTGGTCAGATAGTCGCGCAGACAAAGCGCTGGATTGCTTGAGAAAGCCGTGGTGCTGGTGCGCGGATCATAAACCTTCTTGCCCTCAACCTCGACCGAGACGTTAGGAATGCCATTGGCAAACACGTCCTGATCATAAGTGAGCTTGGTGTATATGTACGCCACGCCACGCTGACGGAAATTAGAGTCAGCGCTGGTGTTAGCCACCAAGTTAGAATCAGAGGCCTGATCAGCACCACCAAAGTGAGCCGTCATGACCGCCTTACTTGAGTAGTCCGGAGACGTGCCAGAGTTGGCCGCCACCTGCACCGCATCAGAGAGATTCTCTTTAACCAGCACATCGCCAAAGTAAACTTTCTTGAGCGCGTTAATCTCATGCCATGCAAATGATGTAACTATGTGCATGTCCTTATTATTGTTGGTGGCCTCCATTAAGGTGATTGCACCACCCAGCTTCACGGTGCCGTAAACGACCTTACGAGAGGCCAACGGATTGCGCTGCGAGATAGTGCGACCTTGCAGGTCGGCAGCGCTTGGCATTTCCGGCTTTTTGGTGAGCGCCATAGAGACAGCACCCAACACTGCCGACATCAGCAGCTGAGAGCCAAAATAAGAGAGCGCACTGCCTGTGAATGCGCCTGTGGCGATAGCACCAAAGCCGGGGATGAAAGCGACACCCGTGGCGACAGCGGCAACTATTACGGCTGATTTGATTATCTTGCCAACTTTACCGCCCATCGATGAGCCTCCACGCCTTAATTGCTGATCCCATTGGCTGCAATGCTATGCCGCCACTATTGTGCGCAGTCCAGAACTCATGCTCATTGGCTGCAATAGCGAGACTCTTACCCGGTGCTAAATGCCCGATCCAATCGCCTCGCTTAACCATTTTAAGGGAAATTTCCTCAAGGCGCGATGATACGCACGACCAAGAATCACGAAAGCCCATCCGCTTAAGCAGCATAAAGCCTTCAGATTTGGTGTTGTAAGATCGGTGGAACTCAGGAAAGTGCGTGCTGCCTGTCAGTGCGAGCTCGCAGTCAATAGCAAATTGAGTGCAATCATGCGTCCCATATTGCCAACGCGCCTCCATCGCCTGCGCGATGACAGCGTTAAGCCGATTTGCCCCACTCAAAAGTCTTATCCTGCAGGTCATTCACAAAAGAGAACCCTGTATCACCAGGATAGAGCGCCTGCTGGTCCTCATTGGTGAAGCGGCGAATTCGTGGACGTTCCAGATCGATCAATCGGTTTTCAATGCTCACAGAGATCGAAGCAGTCTCGCCCGACTCTTCAATGCTCATCTGATCGATTCGACCGCGAAACAACGTATAAGAGTCCTCCACCGCGCCAGCATCAGTCAGCGTGCCGATGAAGATCGTGCAGGCACGATTCTGGTAGTTCTCCTCAAGCGCAATCGAGATGATCGCAGGATCAAGTCCGGCCAAAACGACAGACGCGCCACGCGCTGCAATCTCGCTGGTCTCCTCGATGCCCGAGATGCTCATCAGCGAACCGCCGCCAATGTACTCCTCACCACCAATCGTTAGATCGCCATAGCCACCCCAGAGGCGAACATCGCCAGAGTCAAACTCAGCCTTAATCGCAAGGAATGGCTGAAGCGAGTCAGCCGTGAAGTCAGTAGGTGTACCCGATCTCATAGCGCCTCCACAGCACCAAAGGTGATGCCATAAATGCCTGCCTCGTTGATATCCCAGCCCGTGTCGTTGGCCGCTAGTCTAAAGTTGCCCTTAGCATTGGATACCGTCACGGTGGCATTGTCAGTTGGCGCAGTGCGAACCCGAGGCCAGAGATTCAGCGTAGCCTCGCCAGAGGCATTGCTGTCCACGTCCTCAAGCACCTTGTGTAAGGTAGCAGTCAAACCCGAGCCAAGTTGAATATAGTCACCAGCCTTCAGATAACCCGTAGCGCTTGCAGGCAGGCCATCAATATTAAGCTCATCGCCAATCTGACCTGCGCCATTTACCACAGGTGTTCCAGGTGTACTGCCAGCAGAGCCGCGAGGCACCACAGCAGTAGGATCTCCAAGTAGAAACGTACCATACTGCCCCCTGAGTCGAAGTAGCCACGCAGTCCACGCCTCGGCGTCCTCACGCTTCATTTTAGGCAGAGTTATGTCTGCCTCCCATGATTGCCCCTGATGGCGAAAAACCTGCTGAGAGCCTGTGAATGGGCTCACAGAGACACCAATGAAATCACGCGCAATCAGACTGATCCGCGCAATATTCGTGTTAGGTAATGAGAGTGGGTACGATTCAGCCATTATGAGAACGCTCCAGCAAATGAACCACCACGCTTGCGAGCATCGAGCACCGCGCTCTTGGCCGCATTAGCGATCTGAGGCATTAGCGTAGCAATTTCGGTGCGAACTGTCTGCTGCACACCAGTACTCACATTGATGTTCTGAACGATAGTAACACCGCCACCCTGACCCTCAGTGTGGTCAACGACCGTCTCATTGGGATGGAGCATGGCAGCAAAACCGCCTTTACCATCCAGACCGCCAGAGCGTGGACCTACTCCAGTGAAGCCACCGCCAGCGAATGATTGAGCATGAAGCATCGCAGTCTGCTCAGAGCCAACGTTTGTGCCGTATTGCATTGCAGTACCAATACTACCGATACCTGCGCTCAGAACGTTCCCCAGAAGCCCAGAGAGAGGCGTAGTGATCGACTGCTGAATGTTCATCCGGATAATATCGCGGATGATACTGGTCGCCATGTTACGGAACGCATCCGATGCACGCGCAGTGCCCATGATTAGATCAGTTAGGCCATCGGTAACGGCATTCATACCGTTCTCGAGTTTGCCCTTCATTACATCAGCCAGGCTGCTTGATGCCTTTTTAACGTTTGTTAGCGTATCAGTCGCCTCATCCCCAGCGCCCTTAGTTACTTGCAACCGAGCATTAAGCCCAAGCGCTGCAGTGTTAGCGCTAGAGAATGCCTCATCCAAACCCGGCAAAGTGGTATCACCCATCAGACCAAACTGCTCAAGCAGCTTATCGAGCGCGCCCGTCATCTCAGCCACAGTAATCGCAACACCAATCAACGGGCCACCCAAACCACGCAACAGCGCCCGGCCTGAGATTTTAGACACCTTACCCAGCACGATGATGTTACGCACAAGGTCAGCAGTGCCGTAGATCATATTCACCAGCTTGGTGTATAGCATGGCCGCAAAGAACCCCTTCATCATCGCTGTGATGGTGTCGAGATTGTTTAGGAACCAGTTAAAGACGTTGATCAAACCTTTGATCGCAGGCACAAGCACGTCCTGCAACTTGGTGGCCATCTGGTCCAGCTGAGGCGCAACATCGCCCATAGCCTGAATAAAGGCACCGTCAATCGCGCTGCGAAGCCGCGTCATCGAGTCGTTAAACTTCTCAATACCACTGGCCCGAGTCTGATCAATCGCCAGACCCAGCCCGCGAGCCTCAGATGCAGTGCGCTGGAGCGCAGCAGAACCGCCCTCAAGCGTATTGACCAGGGCAACACCCTCAGAGTCGAACAGCTTCATGGCGAGTCGGACTTTATCCGATTGCTTCTCTACGCCCTCGAAGGCATCAGCCACTGCAAACATCTGCTGATCAAGCGGTAACTTAACCAGCTTAGTCGCATCAAGGCCGAGCTCTTTCAGCGCATCCTTAGCCTCACCAGTGCCCAGAGCAGCCTCAGAAGCCCTGCGAGTGAACCGCTGAAGCGCCATATCCATGGTGCTAGTCGAGACACCCGAGAGCTCAGCGGCATAGCGGAAACCCGCCAGAGCCTCAGTGGTAGTGCCGAGCTTACGTGAAACCTTAGCGAGAGAGTCAACGCTGCGCAGAGCAGAACCTGCAAGCGCACCAAAGCCTGCACCACCCGCCAAAAGGCCAACGGCAGTCTGCAGACCGAATACGGAATTTTTGAGCCCGCCCAGAGAAGTCTGAACGGAGCGAAGTGCGCTCTTGGTTTTATCCTGAGCGCTGAGAACTATCTTGTGATCTGTTTTGCTTGCCATGTTTTATCTCGTAGAATGCCCACCACCGATTAAACTCGGTAACACTCATTCGCTCAACTTCGCCAAGCGAACAGCCACGGAGATCTGCAAGCATGTAGGTCTGCCAAAGCAGACCCCCGTCAGTTAGTTTTTTTCCGCGTCCTCTGGCGACTCAAAGCCGCTGAACACGTTATTAAACAGATCGGTAATCTCATTAACAGGCATGCGCATCAGCTTAGGTTTGTGCTCAAGCGTGAACACGCGCTCCCCATTCTCATCCTCAACCTTGCGCAGGATGATCTCAACCATGCCACCAAGGTCAGTGCCGTTCAGCACATTAGGATGCTTTTTGAGAATCTGCTGCAGATCAGCAACGGTAACCTGGCTGGTGTATAACTTCTGCCCGCGCCAAATGAATGAGCTGCGAGCGTTATCCCAATCCAGAAGATCGTCAGCCAAACTCATGCCACAGTGTCCGTAGTAAGATCACCAGTGCCCTGAAGCGTGAAGCTCGCAGTGATCATCTCGCCAGTAGAGCTAGAGATCGTGCGGCCAGTGATGATCGCTGAGCCAGTGTAGTAGGTGTCAGTCGAAGTATCGCCTTCAGGATAGATTGAGAAAGTGACCTCAGTGCCAACCACAAGCGCAACCTGACCGTTGGTATCAGTCTCATCCCAGAACGCATCAACAGACGCGGTGAAGGATTTAAGCGTAGGCTTGTAAGTGCGAGCAGAGTCGCCAATCACTGTATCCTCAACCGTGTCGGATGAGTATTCCAGAGAGTATGAAGTGATCTCTGCAATGGCATTTGAGCCGACTTTGATCACGCCAGATGCTGAAGTATGTGTAGCCATTGTAGAGCCTCCTTAGATGGCTGAGTCGGGCGATCCCGTCTCTGTCCGGTATTGTACCTGAAAAGTTAAACGAATCGTACCGACTGGCTGCTCAGCGTCTCCTGAGTACTCTGCCTCGGTACCACTCAAAACCGTATTGATAGCCAACCCACCCAATGTAGGATCAGCCAAGATCGCAGTCTCAACCTCGGATGCGATCAGATCGAGCTTGTCATCAAACCCGGTTAAAGCCCGAATATATCCCTCAACCTGCACGTCAAGCAAGCGCTCCTGCACCCGCCGTTTGCTGAAGGCCACCTCTTCAGATGCCTCAGATGTAGTGTAGATCAAAATGGCAGGCAGCTTAGCCGACTGCATCGGATAGATTCGAGACTCAAAAACATTAGAGCCAGTCGTGGTCAGCCCGGTTAAGTAGCTGCCGAAATATTCACGAATCTGTCTGCGAACGTGCGCCATTATTGCGCCTCCAGCACGAGCATAGTCATGCCCTCGTTATCAGGCTGGATATCCACCACCGCGTAATCAGTGCCGCTGATCGTCACCAGTGAGCCTTCGGCCACGCCAGAGAGATCTACAGTGCGGCACACAAGCATGGCCTGCTGGATACTGAACTGCACACCGCCACCTGCATCCACCGGAGCATGATCATTATCGAAAATGCCTTTGATAGTCGAAGCACCAAAAGTGACATCAACCCCGAAATCCGCTAACAGGATGCTGCGATCAATTGCAGTCTCAACAGCCATTATGCACCTTTACGCTTTGCTGGCGCTTTCGCCTGACGATTGGTGGTCGTTTTTGGCGCTTCAACCTCGGCAGGCAGAGCCACGCCGCGATCAATAAAAATCTTTGCCTCTTCATTCTTCAGGTCAGCAGTCTGACCAGAGTCAACGCGACCCTCTGAAGTGTAGGCTGTCTCTTTGAATTTAATCTTCATAAATCCTCCAAGGAAATAGGGGGCCCGTAGGCCCCCATCTGGATTAAGCAGTTAGATCGATATCTTTCACAACAGAGAAAGACTGACCATGCTTAACGCCTACATCGACATCCTGCAGGAACACGAAGCGTGAACCGCCAGAAGTCGCCAGTGCAGACTGGTCAACAACAACGTCAAGACCACCGAACATACCAAGGATGAGCTGGCTCATGTCACCGAACAGCAGTGCGTTCAGGTTAGTACCAGTGCCCTTAGTCAGATCAGAAGGCATCAGAGTGGTCGAAGCCACATCGTAGCCAAAGATCTGGTTGCCCGGCTCAAGGATGAAGTTACCTTCAACACCAGAAGCCTGACGTGGAGTTGTGCGCAGCTTAGCCATGACACCAGGAGTCGCAACGAAGGCCAGAGAACCGTCAAGCGCGTTCTGCAAGTCAACTTCTTTCAGAAGGTCAACAACGTGCTGGTAAGTCAGAGCGCCACCGTTAGCGCCGATAGCAACAACGTTTGTATCAGCGTTAGCGATGATACCGCTAGGCTCGTTAGTGCCGCCGCCCTCAAGAGCTACCTGGTACAGTTTGTTAGCCATGCGGCGAATGATGTCCTGACGGAGCACCGCTTCAACTGATGGATCAGACTGCTTCATGAGCTTACGAGATACGTCAACATACGCACCCATAGTCTTAGGCTGCAACAGAACCTGCTTGGTAGTAGGAGTCTGCTCAGAAGTAGCACCACCTTCAGCAACGAAGCCAACAGATGCACCAGAACCCAGACCAGGGATAGCCACGTCAGAAGTCAGACCAGACATCATCTGCGCACCGTACTGAGTCAGTGGGAAACGAGCCTGCAGAGCTTCATAGAACTCATTGCCCATGTGCTCAGTGCCCTTCAGGTAACCACCTGAACCAGCAGTGCCGACAGTCATATCACGCTTCCACGCGATGTTAGTAGGTACGAACGCACCCGCAGCAGAACGGCCCATCTTGTGAGCGATCTCGTCTGATACTTCACGTTCCAAACCAGCATTACGCCAGTCACCAGTAGACAGAGCAGACATCAAACGCATAAGCGAGTAGTTCTGCACTTCTTTTTCTTGCACTTCCATATTCTTCACCTCAACAGATTTGATGGATTTCTGCTCAAGCGCACCCAGCAGCTCCTTGCGGAACTCCTCAGCTGATGCACCTTCTGCAATAGCTTTGTCAGCCAGGTCACGCTTGCCGTGGGCTTTCGCCATAGCAAGAATTTCCTTAGCTTCTTTTTGATAGTCAACTGTACGAACAGCTGGCGCTTCTACAGGCTTAGTATCAGCAGCCGCAGGCTCAGAGCGTTGCTCTTCCTGCTTCTCTTCAACCTTAACCCCTTCAGCAGCTGGCTCTTCAACAGCGACATTCTCACGCACTTCTTCAGTTTTCATAGGTTTCTCCTCTGAAGTGTTCTCAACTGTCGCACTCCGCCCAATGCCAACCGAACTATCAGCCGGGATGGA